GGACTTTTAATGCCAAAACTAAAATACCGCTACCGGGTGGTATTTGAAAATCTTGGCGTATCTACACCTAGAACGGAACTTACTAAACAAGTAATGACTTTTACTAGACCAACAATAAACTTTGAAGAAATTGAAGTACCAATTTATAATAGTAGGATTTATCTTGCTGGACGTCAAACATGGGACGCAGTATCTGCAACTTTTAGAGATGACGCAGGCGGAAATGTTACTAGATTAATTGGTGAGCAAATACAAAAGCAAATGGATACACTAGAACAAGCATCAGCAAGTTCGGGTATAGATTATAAATTTACAACACGTTGTGAAGTATTAGATGGTGGAAACGGAACAAGTGCACCTAATGTACTTGAGACTTGGGAACTATATGGTTGCTTTTTAGTAAGTGCTAACTATGGTGACTTAGATTATGGTTCAAATGACCCAGTAACAATCGAAACATCAATACGTTACGACAACGCAGTACAGACACCACTTGGAACAGGAATTGGATCAACAGTAGGAAGAACACTGGGTGACGTCGTAACTGGCTAATTAAGTTTAAGGAGTAACTTATGGCTTTCGGTGAAGACTTTCTCAAAGGATTCTTTGGTAACGATTTCTTAAAAGACTATACACATGCGAGTAAGACTTTCCGTAGTAACAACGGAGCTCTTTCTCCACGTCGTAAGTTTCTATTTCATGTTGTTTTTAATTTAAATATACAACAAATACCTCAACTTGCAAATGTATTTCAAGCAGACGATCTCACAAATCTAAATTTACTTGTAAAAGAAATAAAACTTCCATCTTACAGATTCAGTGTGGATACTATGAATCAGTACAATAGAAAACGTAAGATTCAAACACAGATTGAATATGATACAATTACCTGCATAATGCATGATGACGCCAGTGATTTAAGTAGAACACTTTGGTACAACTATTATTCTTATTACTACAAAGATGCAAGCCAAAAATACTATGATGCCGCAGTTACAAACGGAAGTATGGGGCCAAATGCACAAGGTGTTGACCCTGGTGCCGCTTATCCATATGGATTTAGAGATATCTACACACAAGATAGGGAAATAAACGACTGGGGTTATATTGGTGAAAGTTATATGGATGGCGCCAGAGAAGGTAAGCCTGCTTTCTTTCGTGATATTACAATATTTGGATTTAATGATCACAAATGGGCAGCTTATACACTTATTAATCCGATTATAAGTTCTTTTGAACATGATACTTATAACTACTCTGAAGGTGCTGGTATTATGCAAAATACTTTTACCTTTGATTATGAAACTGTAAAATACTATCATGGTGCATTATCGGGCAATAAACCAGATGGACAAATACCTAGTTTTGCAAATCCAGGTAATTACGACACAGTTACATCACCGTTATCAAGACCAGGTAGTGCTGGAACTATATTTGGACAGGGAGGTTTGATTGATGCCGCAGGCGGAATTATCACTGATCTAAGTGCCGGTAACTTGGCTGGAGTTGTAGGAGCAATACAAAAAGGCGGCACTGCGTATGAAACATTTAAAGGTCGTGATTTACAAGCAATCTTAAAAACCGAATCAGAAAATATTGCACGTTCGCAGATTAAACAAGACTTGCCTGGCGCAGCTCGTGGTGTGCTATTTCCAAAGGCACCTGTTGCACAGGATGTTGGTAGTAAAGCTCCAGCTGGGTTGAAACCAGTAACTACAGTGGTAGCAGGCGCAGTGCCTACTAATTTGAATAAACCAGTAACGATTCCAGATCAAACAAAGTTGAAATAAGATGAGTACAGTAAATTATACAAATCCAGGAACAGACCCTACTGTAAGATTATTCGATGAGTTTTATAAAAGAGAACTGGTAATTGATTCAAACATCTACGATTCGGTACTAAGTTTTTTTACTAAAATTTTTGCTAGTGAACAGGCTGCTAAAAACTTTACTTTAAGTGTTTTCACAATAAGCGAAGATAGCGGTACGCCAGTAGAAACACTGCTTAACGAACTTAGTAAGCAAAATCAAGTACAAATAACTGCTACTCTAGCATACTATCTGAATAATCAACGTAGTAATTCAACACTGCTTGGTATAACAAATACTGCTACTCCAAATCAATATACTGCACGTAATATTCTGATATAGGTGATATATGTCCAAGTTTCAACAAGGGATATACACTGTGATGAATCAAAGAAAGTATGCAGGCAAAGGCGCTCCAAAATATCGCAGTGGATGGGAACTTGCTTTTATGAGATTTTGTGATAATAACGATCATATTATCACATGGTCAAGTGAATCACTTGCTATACCCTATAGAAATCCAATGACAGGAAAACCCACCCGTTACATTCCAGATTTTTTAATACAGTATAGAAATAAAAACAATCAAGTTGTTACAGAACTTATTGAAATTAAACCAAAAAAACAGAGTATACTTGAAAGTAAAGCTAGTAACAGAGATAGAATGGTTGTTGCTATAAACTACGCCAAATGGGATGCCGCTCAAAAATGGTGTAAACGTAATGGTCTTACATTTCGTGTTGTGACTGAAGAAGATATATTTCACCAAGGTAAGAAGCGTAAATAAGTATTATGAAGACCTGTGAATTATGTGATACAAGATTTACGTGTGATCTAAATTATACCTGTTGGTGTATGTTAGAGCCACTTAAAGAGATAAACCCTGAATTACATGACTGCATATGTCCGCAATGTTTGAAGGAAACACATGACCAAGAAACTAGAAGAACTATTTGAATTACCAACTGACGTAGGACTTACTGAAGAAGTTTTACCTGATAATGTACCTGAGGCAACGCCAGAAAACAATCCTATAATGCAAAATACGCTGAGCGAGCTTGATAAAGTACAAGCCGCATTGCCACTGGTGCGTGGATTAGAAGCAAGTGATACAGAAATGGACGACCTTGCCGATAAAGCCACTAAAGGTTTTGACGATATGATGGACTTGGGAATGAATGTTGACAGTAGATGGGCAAGTGATATATTTGGCGTAGCAAGTACAATGCTTGGACATGCTATTACTGCAAAAACTGCTAAACTCAACAAGAAACTTAAGATGGTTGATCTACAACTTAAAAAAGCAAACTTAGATCAAAAAGCATCAGTAAACCAAGACGAAACACTCGACGGAACCGGCGTTATACTAGATAGAAACGCACTTTTGGATCGATTATTGAACAAAGACAAAGAAGAGAAATGAGCTCTAGTCTGCTAAATACTGCATAGAAGGAACATAAGATGAAATCATTTGCACAATACCTTGTAGAAACACGTCAAACATTTGATTATAGAATCAAGATACTTGGCGATGTTGATGCAGAACTAATTAATGCATTGGAAGAAAAACTTCAGCAGTTTGATGTTGTTAAGATGACAGAACCAAAGAAGACTCCAATACAAAAAAAACTTGCTGACTTTCCAGGAGCTGAAAACGATTGTTGCACATTTATGGATGTAACATTTAACTATCCAGCTACACCTCCGCAAATTACACAGATTGCTGAGTTGTTAGGAATGAATCCAAATCATATGTGTATTCAAACAAGTGAGTATGCTGATACTATGGAAGAAGAACGTAAAGGCTACGAAGAACAACCTAACCCAGTGCTTGGTACCGAAGAAGGTGAAGAGCCTGAAAGTTCAGAAAGTAAAAAAGCAAGTGCATACTATGCCGCTGATCCTTACAAAAGAGAAATAGTTGGCAACGAGTATTCAAGTGATTTCACAATAGCAGGCGGGAAAACTCCGCCAGCAAAGTATTCAACAGATTATCCAAATAGCGTTGAAAGTCCTATTATGGGTACTAACAAGATTCCGGTCGTAAAAGCCTCTAATGGTAGCTCGGCTCCGGAGAATCGCAAAGACGGCCCTCCGGGTAAAAATGTTAAAGGAAAAAGGAACTACTAATGGACAACATTTATGATACACTAGCCAAACTAAAAAAGGTTGCTGATGCACCTACAATAGTAAAAG